AGTCTCAGCGTGAATAGGCGCTGTAGGAGTGGCTTGATTGATTCCAATACCAGTACTCGTAACCGCCAGCTTATTCGTCCGCACCGTCAGATCGCCGGTGATGGTGGCGGAGGCGAGGGTGGCGGTGGGAGAACAAGCCAGCAGGTTGTTTAGCGTGACCTTCTTGGTCGTTCCAGTCGCTGCCATCGACGTATCGGAAACGTCAACGATGACCAGCGGATCGTTTGCCGGATCGGTTCCGGTTCCAGTGCTGGCAAGTGCTGTAATCTTTGAGTCTGGCATAATGTGAAAGCGTTAGTCGGTAATCAGTGAGAAAACGATTTTAGAGGTCCCGTCCTCTTGAAAGACAAGAAACTCATCCTCTTGCAGCATATTGCGCGCTGCGGGAGGATATGGATCAATCGCTGAATCTCCTTCAGCGGCTAGATCTAATGACAGGTCCAATGTCATTAAGCACGAGCGAGATATGCGACAACTTTGCCGGAAGCGAGTTGAAAGCTGGTGATGCGTCCTCGCAAAATAAATCCAGTCGGGAGAGTAATGCCAGTCCAAGTTCCACTAATCCCAAGACCAGCAATACTGGTCAAGACAGCGGCTTCGACGACTTGAATTGCGACATAACCAGCGGACTGCAACGCGGTGGTGGTAACGGGAAGAAATCCCTGAAAACCCATCGAATCTTGCGTTGCGATATCTGTTTGAACTCCAGCCATTTTGTCTTTCGGTTAGAGGGGAGGTCACCGGAACTTTCCAGCAACCTCCCCAGTTTTGGTTGTTTAACCTTTGCGGATCTTCGGTGCTAAGGCTCCCTGTACCCACAGGATGAGTTTGCCTCCTTCTGGAACAGAAACAGTGTTGAAATTAGTGCGTTGGAGAGTCGCATCAATTTCGGGACCAGCCAGCAATTTCGTTTTGCCGGTCTTGTCCACTGCTATGGTTGTTGCAATACGCATATCCTTAAGGATTAAGCGGTGATCAGAACCTCAGCTTGCGTAGTATCCGCAGCAGCCGCACCAAACATGATATCGTAAGAAGCCATGTGAGCGCGGGTAGAACGGGAATACCACACAGAGAGCAACACCGACAGACCGTTGCTCAACTCGACAGTGCGCTGCTCAACAAACTCGCCAGCGATCATTCCAACCGGCAAGCCGCTCGCAATCGCGATAGCGTCCTGACCACAAACGAAGCCAGCAGTGTTAGCGATAGCACCAGTATAATCGTTTTGCTCCAAGATGTTCGCAAAGCCGAAATAGCCGTTGTTCAACGGACCATAACGCGAATCAGGAAACGGATTAGTTCCAGCGGCAGCAGTCAACTGACCGGAGAACATCAAACGGGCCAAGTGTCCACCGTCCAACAGAAGCAACTTCTGTCGGTAATTCTTGGCAAGAGCCAAGATCGCGGGAAGATCGCTAGAATCAAAGTTGGCAGCAGTACCAATGACAGTACCAGCACCAAACAGCGCGGCAGTCATCTGAGCCGTGACCTTCTTGCTAATACCAAGAGCAAAGATCTCAGCAGAACCCTGAGCCAAGTCGCTGATAGCAAAACCCTGATTCAACTCCTGCTGAGTGACGGTAAAACTCTTGGTGATCTGATTAACAGTCACCGAGGTAGCAGCCAGCGTGGACTGGTTAGCCGCGCCATCTTCAAAGTTGGTAGCGTTATCAACAGTCGCATCACCAGTGGTGAACTTTTTGACCTGAACGGTAGCGCGGGGGCGGAGGTTATCCAAGCCAACGTTGCGAGTGAAGCCAGCGATCATCGCGAGCTTAGTGGTAGCAACAGTGATAACCGCATCAGCGAGATAATCGACAACCAAGCCAGCCGCGAACGTGTTCGCATTCTGGGGAGCGATCATTGCGGACTGACGCAGCAACTCACCATGATTCTCAATGAGGAAACTCTTACGCTCTGCACCAGCGCGGAGAGACTTATGCTTCTCCAGCAGCGGGTTGCCCAAGTTCTGAATCACGGGGCGAACCGGATCAGGAGCGGGAGCGGCGGTGGGCGACTTAATGGAAGCCTCCAAAGCGGAAAGCTTAGCCATGATAGTAGCGAGATCAACGGAAGCGGCAGGAGCAGCCGCAGCCGTCACAGTAGTGGAATCGGACATATTTGTGTCGGGTTGTTGTGTTGGTTGCGGCGTGGAGTCCACGCCATTTTTGCTGTTAGCTGTGTTGCTATTAGCAGAAAGCTTGTCGTCTAGGGATTCGTCTTCTTGCTCTTCTTGACGCTCAATCTGAGCATACAGAGCGTTGAACCAATCGCGTCCAGCAGCACCTCCCCAGAGGTTTGCCGCTACATCCGCAGGAGTATTAGGTTCTGCTTCCAAGAATCGGTCGTTGCGTCCCCACCAAGCGTTAGCTTTGCGGATCTTGTTTTCGGTAGGAGCCTCTCCTGCAACCAGCGATTTAGCATCGGTAACAGTTGCTGGCTCTAAACCATCACCAGCAAGACCTTCCTCGTATTGCTCAAGACCTCGACGGAGGTTGTTCTTGACCGTCTCAGGAGCAGTTTTGGTGACAGCGCGAGGATGCCATTTAGCAGCCATCGCAAGCTGTTTGATGGGTTTGTCCACCAAGCCAAAAGCCAGAGCCTCAGCGGTGGTAAACCAAGTCTCTGCTCGCATCGCAGCGCGGATCGACTCGGCAGAGCGTCCGGTCTTCTTATGGTACACTCCAACAAGCACCTCAGCGTGTTGATCCAAAGCCTCAGCCATCTTCCGCATATCCTCAGAAGTACCAGAAGCCATACCTGACGGATCGTGGATCATCATCAGAGCAGCGTCAGCCATCTCTACGCGATCACCGGCAAGAGCGATAATTGACGCGATAGAAGCAGCGATACCCACAACGCGAGTGGTTACCGGAGCTTTGCGACCGCGCAACTGGTTGTAAATGCTGAGACCATCCCAGACATTACCACCGGGAGAGTTGATCTCTACGAGCAGCGGACCATTGCCAATCTCGTTGAGTACATCCGAAAACTGTTTTGCAGATAGACCGGAACCGCCATACCAGTCTTCGCCAATCTGGTCGAAGATCTGAACGGTAGCAGGATCACCGGCAGCGTTTGCTGGAGCGAAGTAAAGCCAATCTGACTTCTTGGTAAAACTCATTCGGTTTTCTTGGCTTTTGGTTTCCGAGTCTTTTTGGCGGTAGCGGTAATCTCGTCCTGCTCTACAACAACAGGTTGTGACCCACCTTCTGACGGAGCGACTGGGGACGGAGATTCAGAAGAATCGTCTTCAATGTCAATAGCAGTTGCAACACTAGTTGCGGGACGCTCTTTCTGAATCACCGAAATCTCAGATACATCGACTCCGTATTTCGCAGCAAGTTGACGTACAAACAAAGCTTGTTGGGCTTTTGACTCTAAAGCAGAACGCCAGTCGAGACCACGCGCTCCGTAGACCTCATCAAAGGTAACAACGCCAGCCTCTAGCTCTGCCAATTGAGCCGCAGAGTTACGGCCAACATCAACATTCGGGGAGCGCGGAGCGGTAATTGAGACTTCGTACCAATCCGAGGGAGCGTCATTGAGCGTAGGATCGTTCTTGATCGCGTACTCCATCGCGTACTCGTAAATACGACGAGCCGCTGATGCCATGACTTGATGGCGAGAGCGGAACCACACAGACGACATATCTAGCGCACCGCGATAGACAGTTCCCTGCATTGACTCTGGGTAAACCAGAACGTAAGGGATACCAACGCCAGCACAGACTTTCTCAGTCAGTTGTCGCCAGTACTCCCGCATATTAACGCCGGGACGCTCGGTTGCAAACTGCTCGAAACTGTCACCGTTCTTCATTACCTTAACGCCAGATCCAAAGACCTGCTCGTAGTAATTTTCAGCGGTATTGACACTCGCTCCAGCAGTACCAGCGCGGAGGTTGCTGGCTTGGACTTCGCCAGCGTCAGTCTTAACAATCTGAGCGACAGAAGCACCAAGCTTACAAGCTTCCATCTCCAGCTTTTGCAAATCATCGAGATCGTGCAGATCGTTGATCACAGCGGAGACAAACGGAAGACCTCTAAGTTGACCGGGACGATTCGGTTCGTAGATATGTACAACCGAGTCAGAAGGAATGGAGCGAACATCAGTCAGGTTACCCTGAGTTTTTTCCGATCCGATAAAGTAGGAGATTGCGCGACCAGTTCTTGGATCAAACCGGATACCGTCAAACACGGTCTCGTCTGCTTGCATCCCTGCCGGAGTCGCAATGGATTGAGCCTCAATAAGCTGCAATCGAGGTTTGCCGGTCTCTCCTTTGGTCAACAACAAGAACGATTCGCCATCGTAGAACCAGCCGCGAGCGGCTTGCCCCATCAGAGTGGAGAATGACTGGCGAGAGCCAATATCGGGATAACGGCTCCAGACATCAAACCACTTCTTAGCCTTTAAGTTCCAAGCAGAATCACTAGAGGCTGGTTGAACCGAGAAGCTAGAGCCAACGGTGTAGCTCTCAAACAAGTCGCCAAGCCTATTCAGTACAGCGTTGTTTTGCTCAAAAAAGCGAGACTTGCGAACGATAGCTTGACGGGTCGCGCTCGTAACATCAAATCGCGCGGAAGTGTAAGACGTATCAAGATACGAACGACGCAACGACTGACCGGCTCCTTCGTATTTGTTAACGGGAGCGGGAAACAGCTTGTTCGCTATGTTTTGAAGGAATCCCATTAGCTCATTCGGGTTGTGGCTTCACGACGGAATTGCGTGAAATCCCCATAATACCGAGTGGTTGAAACCAGAACGGCGGTCAGCATCTTGTTGTAAATCTGGAGATCGGTTGGACTAGCGATCCCATCACCAGAAAGAAGCGTTACAGCGTAATCGTAATCGGTTAGCAGAGACTCCCACATTTGGAGCATCTCAATTGGTGCTGCTGTGCCTTTACCGGGTTCAGCGAACTCAACGGAAACGTCAGAGCTTGAAGTGCTGCGGACTACATTCCCGCTCTCCATCGAGTTAGCGGAAACAGTCAGCTTTGCCGTTAAAGCCTCAAGCAATGTCAAAGCGGCTTTGCTCGCGTATGTGGTACGCAAGTAACTCCGCTTGGTTGCTACTGTGTATGTGAACACTTGGGCGGACTATCAACAGACCGCCAAGTTTGTCAACCACTAGAATTTTCCGAGGTACTAGAAGTAAGGTCTCCCCACAACATAACCATCGCCAACTGCATGATTTCGCAATCGTGCAAATGGTCCGGCCAACGAGTGTTTCGCTTGAACCACAAGTGCTTGATCCTACCAGAGCGGTTAGCCGTTGGCTTGAGAAGATGGCTGTCTAAGTGCTTCCAATAGGTATCAGAATCGCTCGCAAAAGCCCCTTCAGCGTCTAGCGGAGCAGGGAGGCTACAAACACTCCATTGATGAGTCTCGGTCCCTTTGCGGAGCCGCTGGAGCACCTCCCGCATATGCTCGGTATCAAAAACCAACAACGGTTGCACAGCGTCAGTACGCATCGAGGTTGACGTTGTAATTCCAAAGGGATGTATGGAGCCGGTCTTAGACGTAAATCTGGCTCCAGTCTCGCGTCCTTTCATCGGCAACCAGCCGATAAGCATTGGCTTTCGGAGACCTCCCTCTGGTGGATAGCGGAGACCGCAGGGATAGTTTATTGGGCTTCCACTGCTCTGCGAGAACTCCGCACAAGCATCGTACACCGCTTGCGTGTTATAGCCGGAATCAACGCCAACATCCATATCGTGGACGTTGTACTGGAGTTGTATCCTACGGAGTGCGGCAAAATCATCAGCGTGACCGGCTCCAACGAGACGAGAGTTGCCTTTGCTCCATTCTCGGCAGACCCACCACAAGAAAGGAGCCGCAGCTTGTACGTCAGCGGTTAGATAGCGTCTGGCTTCAGGGATGCCAGCATCAGAGACAATCTCGACTCGGTCCTGTTGAGTCTCCTGATTCTCCCACGGTTCAGCCAACATCCCGTTAATAAAACCCTGCAATCCCATCATCGAGGATTTTGCTTCAAGGAACGCGACGGCAAGATTTCCCCAAGTACACTTTCGATCTGGGGAGTACAAAGACGACAAGTGGTAAGACCTTACGCTCGGGAGGCTGGCTTTATTCTCCGAAATCCATTTGCCGTGACGTAACCCTGCGACTTTCTGGCTGTCGCTTATCTTTCCCTGACAGAGTTGGCAGACGTAGTGGGCGGTAGTACGGATGCGTTGCCAGTCGGGTCGTCCATCCTCAAGCTTCTCGTTTTCCCAAGTGACTTGTCGCCACTCCAGCTTGATATGCTCGCGGCAGTATGGGCAGGGGATGTAATACCTACGCTGGTCCCCTCGCAGATAACGCTGCCAGATTCTCCCCTCCGAGGTTGTGGGAGTGCTGGTGAAGAACGCTTTAGAACTGCTGAACGCTTTGAGTCTCTGCTCGGCAAGATCCAGAGCGTCAGCTTCTTTGGCGGTTGCGTCAGCGAACTTGTCTACCTCATCTGCGACCAAGATTCTGACGGGACGAGACGCTAGATTTGCCGGTGAGTTAGAGCCGACAAAGGTGAGAGTACAGCGGTCGAATTGCTGCTCCAGATTGGTGATCTGGTCTTTGTCCGTAGGGAACCGCGCGATCATAGCGGGAGAGTCTTCCAGCATTGGGAGCCAGCGCGACTTGCTAAAGCTACGAGCAAGATTCTCACTCGGCATCAACCACAACGCAGGAGACGGCTCTACGTCGATGGACCAAGCGAGACCGGCCATTAGCGTCGTTGTCTTGCTGGTCTGACTTCCCCAACACAGAGTAACCTCGGAGACCGCAGGATCTTTCCAAGATTCCAACGGTTCTCGGCAATATGGTCTTACAGCCGTGGAGAAGGGACCGGGATGCTCGGTCTGCCGTTGACTCAGTGTAAGATTAGTCTCAGCCCACTCGACAACAGACTGCCGTGGAGTCGGTCGCCAGAGTTGTCGGCGGAACTCTAGGATCTCTAGCTCAAGATCTGTCATTAGAATAGTTGGTTCATCTTATATTGCATAGCGGTCGCCATATTGATTAACGCCATGCGATCTTTTATTCCGTTAACCAGACGATCCTCCACCTTATGGTTTGCAGCCCAAGACGCATTGCGGTTGAAGATCTCAACCATCATAACAATGTTGTCATCCAGCAGATGCAGCACTCCGTAGAACGGGAGCTTTGTGCGTCTGGTAACTTCAAGAGCCGCTTGGATCTTAGACCAAGAGATCATCCATTCATTTCCGAATGTGGTCTGGAGCTTGTGGAGACCGTAGCTACGAGTCTTGACCTCATAGATTCCAGTTATGATTCCTTTGAACGGATCAAAGATAAATCCATCAATGCGGGAAGGCTCTTGGTCTGATATCGACAGGAACTCTAAGCCGGTCTGACGCTCGATAGCTTTGATCGCGATTCTGTTTTGCCGCAGCGATTCAATACCGGCTGGTTTCTGGCAGTTTAAGATTTCCACGGGTCCGTTTGATGCAGAGTTTTGAGACATACTTCTTGGACCCAACGCTCTAGCTCGCGCTCGGCGTGTTCGGGATCATGCGGAGCAATGCGACCGGATAACTGTTTTGGCATCGACTTCAGCAGTTGGGACACTGCTCCATCATGTTCCTGCATTGCCTTTTTAACCCATGCACCGGAGACCAGCGTTCTCTCTTTCTCAGACTGAGCCAGTACATCATCGCGGGAGGAGATAAGATTCTTCGCTGCGGTCGCGTGTACTGAGACCATTCGGCCAGCATCGAGGGACCGAGATTGAAGAGCTTCAACCGCTAGATCATAAGCGGCTCTTTCGATCTTCTTCTGCCGCTCATACGCTCCCTGCGGGGAGTCTTCTGTTGCAAGAGCAGCGTTGATAGCGGCAGATGCTTCGGGAGGTCTGTATGGTCCCCCTGCGACTTCTGGTGCTGGTTGCTGCTGGATTGCAGTCATTCGCTGGAGCGTTGATGGTCTACCGCCGATCCCTTTGCGCGATCCCCTCCAAGCGTCGGCTTCTTCTGGGGAGGTTAACGGCATCCCTGCTGCGGTGAGTTGCGAGACTCTGCCTTTGGTTAAACCGCTGTGTTTGACGTAGTCGGTTTGGGTCATCGCAGTTGGATCGGCAAGTTCTCGGGCTTCATTTTGACAAGCTCCTCAAGACCTCGCGTGACGGTTTTGTAAACCGATTTCTTGGGATCGGGACAATAGAAGACAGCGACTTGGTCGATGGTGAACGATCCGCTTTTTATGCGGTCCACATGCCACTTGAGCGTTGAGTGTCCAATGTTAAAGAGTAGGTAGTCGGTAGCTAGTGACATAGGGTTTGTACTACAATAGCAAGTTCGCTCGCACAAGATGATCGGTCCCGCGCGATCACC